GAAGGTAAGTGGACTATGATGGGTGGTAACTATGCCGCAACATCTGATTCAAGGTTCAGTGACAAGATTGAAGAGATGTTAGGTGTTCACTTTTATGGTGCTGTTCCTATCCATGATCGAGTTGAATAAAGTTGAAAAAAGTTCTTGACATTATTGTTCTGATAACATATAATGTAAGTATAGTGAGAAATGAGGTGAGACTATGAAACTGATTATTGAAATGCAAGACGAAGAGAACTACGCAGCTCATGGTGGGTTTGACGGTAACTTCCGTTGGAAGTATAAAATCGGTGCTACCTATGTCATCAACAATGTTGATGTCAATGACCTTGACGCAATTGTCGAGGAAGTTAAACCTTTCATTTCTGAGGACAATGAATACTTCAAGTCCTACATTGCGACTTGGTATGTTCTTGCTGATGATGAGGACACTGAGTATGTCAAGTCTCAGAAAGAGTATGGTGGTGGTTGGGATACCATCTATATGCCCACTGAGTTGAAACAAAACTCTAAGGGAACTTGGTTCTTGAAGCGTGGATACATCTGTGGAGATATGGTGAAAGACCGTCCAGAGTATGCCCATCTTGCTGGTAAGTTCTGTGGTTGGGTTGACAACCTTATCACTGGTGAATGTGTTATGGAAATACAGGGAGAAAAACGAATCCCTAAATTGAAGGAGACTGTATAATGAATGACGTTTTGAATGATATTGAGGTTCTTGAGAATCTTGTGATTGCAATGAATGAGGGTGCATCTGATGAGAAACGCATGGCAGTAAATGCCGTGGAACGGTTGATTGCTGAAAAGAAGGCAGTCGTGGAAGATTTTGAAAAGGAGTTTGCAGATGATACGCCAGAAACAATCGCCGCCTGAAAATATTATTGATTTGACTGGCCCAGATGGAAATGCATTTTCTTTGATGGCGAATGCCACAAACCTTGCTAAACAGTTAGGATTGAATGATAAGGAAATTGTAGAAGAAATGACTACTGGTGACTATGAAAACCTTATCTCAGTGTTCGATAAATACTTTGGCGACTACGTTATATTGGAGCGATAAATGACAGGAATCGAACACGCCATATTGGCAACATCTGTTCTTGCCGCATTCTTTTATGTTGGTAAGTGGATGGGAAAGAAAGAAAAGGTTGAGTATATTGTTGAACACACCCTTAACACTTTGGAAAAAAATAATATGATAAAGGTCGAGGTTGATAAAAAAACTGGCGAAAAAGAGATTTTGCCTCTTGACAAATATCAAAAAGTTTGGTAATATAAGAAGTAATGTGAGTGATTCGGAGAAAGAGAGAATGTTGTGATTTATGAAACTCTAGATGAGGCAGTTGAAGCCGCTCTAGTAATGTGTGATGCGTTGGAAACAATTGTGAAAATTACCAAGGCACCAAAGGGTGGATATGAACTTTTTGGAACTGGTGAATTTGTAATGGAAGTAACGGAGTAAAGAATGAAAAAGATTTTGATGACTATGGCAATGATTGGTGTATCTGCACCCGCCCTTGCTGAATCAGTCAGAGATTACAACAAGACAGTTGTAAACCGAGTTCCCTACAATGTGGAAGTCTGCACTAACCAAACAGTGGGTGGTGACAGAACTGGTGATGCATTGACGGGCGCTATCATTGGTGGTATTATTGGTAACAACGTAACTAAGAATGTTGACAATGGTGGTGCTGTTGGTGCGTTACTTGGTGGTATGCTTGGACATAGTAATTCCAATGCTACTGGTGGAACACAACGAGTATGTAATATTCAAACTCGTTATAATGAAGAAGTCGTAGAGGTGTACTCTCACAGTGTGGTAACTTTTTATCATAATGGTAGACAGTATTCTCTAAGGTTTCAAAAATAATAGTTGAGTGAATCTGCCCTTAGCTCAGCTGGATTAGAGCAACAGCCTTCTAAGCTGTGGGTCGTAGGTTCGAGTCCTACAGGGCAGGCCAACTAACTATGAGGATATAATGTATAAAAAAAGACAAAGAAATGAACAAAAACCCATTGGTGGTATGACAGTCACAGTTCGTGGCGATGATGTCAATGGTGCATTGCGAGTTTTGAAAAAGAAACTAATTAAAGATGGTTTGTTTCAAGAAATACGAGAACGCTCTTTTTACGAAAGTAGAGGAACTAAACGAAGAAAGGCAAAGGCCGCTTCAACTCGTAGATACAAACGCAAAATGCAAAAACGATTTGATGAACTTGGTTATTAACAAGAGGTGAACCGATGGCACGCCGTGCTAAAGTGGAGACTGACTCAACCCTACCAAAACAACGTAAAAGACGGAAACCAATGTCGCCTGAACAAAAGGCGGCAGCGGCAGAACGTCTTGCAATTGCTCGTGAAAAACGAGCAAAAGAAAATCCCCCAGAGTATAAGTCCGTCCATCCAGACGTTCTTGCTAAAGGTGATGAACACGCTTGGAGTCATATCAATGTTAAGAAGTGGATTAAGACACAGAAAGAACTGTTGACAATTGCACGAGGGGATGTTCGCCGTAAGATTAAAGGTGCAGAAGCACGAGTCTCTAGTATCTCTGGTTATATTCGTAACTTAGAATTGTACTTACGTTCTGGAACATATATTGATATGTTTTGGGGGGAACATCAACAGAATAAATGTAAGACTGTTTGTTTAGTGATGGCATACCATCCAGACGGTTCGCCTAAAAGAAATGTGGGTACTTGGTATCCAGACATTGGTTGTACTTGGACAAGGGAAATGGAAAATGAGTGATAACAAGATTATACAGTTTCCAGGCAAAATGACTACAAAGAGCACTGTAAAGATTGATGATACTGCTATCAAGTTACACACAGACTTAAAGATTGCTGATCATCTCACTGAAGGATTGATTGTGAACATGATTCACAACATGGGTGAAAATGAAGTCGATACTGAAAACCCAGAGTTCATCAAAGACATTGGATTTCTGATTGAGTTGGTTAAGTCTATTATCTACAGAGATATGGGCATCAACCATCCAATGCAAGAATTGGTAAGTTTGTTTGTCAACTCAGATTATGATGATGAACATGGACTCTACACAGAATTCGATATGGGAACTATGGAAGAGGTAGTTAAATCTTTGGCTGGTAAAGAGGATAAAGAATAGTCATGTGGGTATTGGTGGTAGTTCAGTTAGCATGGGGTTCTGGTTCAACACCAATGGTAAATTCAGAAGTGTATGGTAAATACTATAACATGAATGAGTGCCTACAGAAACGAGAAAAGGTCGTTAGGGATATAGGAAGAATAAACGGTTTCCCCAAACCAAACAATCAAGTAGTTTGTATAAAGGCACAAAGAAAATAATGCGGGCATCGTATAATGGTATTACCTCAGATTTCCAATCTGATGACAGGAGTTCGATTCTCCTTGCCCGCTCCAAAATCTATTGACAATCGTTCTGTTTTGTTGTAATATATAATACTATGAAAAAAAGGTGAAAACTATGATATTAGTGGATATGAACCAAGTCACCATCAGCAATCTGATGATGCAGATTGGTTCTAAAAGACAAAACGATGTCGATGAGAATTTAGTTCGCCATATGGTTCTTAACTCTATTAGAATGTATCGTTCTAGGTTTGGAGAAGAATATGGTGAATTGGTTCTTTGTTATGACAGCAAAAAATATTGGAGAAGAGAATACTTCCCCAACTATAAATCTAATCGTAAGAAGGACAGAGAAGCATCTGGACTTGATTGGAATCTAATCTTTGAAACTCTGAACAATATTCGTGATGAGATCAAAGAAATATTTCCCTATAAAGTATTAGAAGTAGAAGGCGCTGAAGCAGACGATTGTATTGCTGCTATCGTTGAATATGTTTCAACAACACCATCTGCATTTGAAAATGTTCTTATCTTGTCTGGTGACAAGGATTTTATACAGTTGCAAAAACACAACTTTGTAAAACAATATTCACCAGTTCTCAAGAAGTTTGTGAACGGGCAAGACCCTCACCTATATATTAAAGAACATATATTGAAGGGTGATAGAAGTGATGGTGTTCCAAACTTCCTATCTTCTGACAATACATTTGTAGATGAGTTGCGTCAGAAACCTCTAACCAAAAAGAAACTGGCAACATGGGTAGACCTCAATCCAGAGGACTTTTGTACAGAGGAGATGTTGAGAAACTATCAACGCAATAGAACATTGATTGATTTGGATTACATTCCAAGTGACTTGAAGGCGTCAATACTTGAACAGTATGAACAACCGCCAAAAGGTGAAAGATCAAAACTACTAAATTATTTTATACAAAAAAGATTGAAAAATCTTATGAATGACATTGGAGACTTTTAATATGACAAAAGATACATATACACCTCTACTTTCTGAGGTTCTAAAGAAAGTGCATAATGCAAAAACTAAGGAAAAGAAGATTGGACTTCTGAAGGAATATGATTGCGAACCGCTTCGTATGGTTTTGAAATCATCATTCGATCCTAACATCATTTGGTTGATTCCACAAGGAGAAGTTCCATTCCAATCAAATCAAGCAGAGGAAGGAACAGAACATACTGTGCTTCGAAAAGAAGCAAGGAAACTGTTCAACTTTGTTAAAGGTGGTAACGATACCCTTGCTGGTTTCAAGCGTGAGAATATGTTTATTCAAATGCTAGAGGGGTTGCATAAATCTGAAGCAGATCTTGTTATCAATGCAAAAGATAAGAAACTGCATCAAGTTTATAAAGGACTATCAAAAGAGGTAGTCAAAGAAGCGTTCGGTTGGAACGATAATTTTCAAAGGAGTTAATATGAAAGAGAATTATGACCATTGTTTGGAGATGATTCTGCACCATGAGGGTGGTTATGTAAATCACCCAAAAGACCCTGGCGGTGAGACTAATCTTGGTGTCACCAAAAGAGTATGGGAAGAACATGGTGGGGAGAAGGACATGAAAGACTTAACAGTTGAAGATGTTGCTCCCATCTACAAGAAATCATATTGGGATAGAGTAAAGGGCGATGGATTGCCTGCTGGACTTGATCTCTGTGTTTTCGATTTTGGTGTTAATGCTGGAACTGGACGTGCTGCTAAGTATCTACAAAATCTTGTTGGTGCAACAGCAGATGGTGCAATCGGGCCTGCAACACTACGCTCGGTTGATGCATATGTTCAAATTGAAGGACTGTCTGCAACAATTGATTCGTATCAGTCTGCACGGCAAGGTTACTACGAATCACTATCTACCTTTGAAACATTTGGTAGAGGGTGGAGTCGTAGAGTTGTAGAAACCACTTCTTCAGCACATAAACTTGTAAAAAACTCTTGACTTATTAGTAAGTTAGTAGTATTATAAGAGAATGATGTGGGGAGTAACCTCTCTCTCTCAACTCACTGAATACTCCTCACATCATAACCTAAGCGGATATCGTATAATGGTATTACCTTAGATTTCCAATCTAATGACGATGGTTCGATTCCGTCTATCCGCTCCAACTTTTTTTCTAAGTCCTTGATTTTCAAGGACTTTTTTTTTCATTTTTCTCTTGACATTTGTTATTAAAACAAGTATAATAGCAGTATAAGATAAAGAAAGGACTTATTATTATGATTAAAAATTTGAATATACCAGAAATATGTGGATGGTTAGGAATGATTCTCATTCACGGAGCGACTGCTCCAACATCAATCTCTGTTCTAATGGGATGGTCAACTAACTTGCCACCATTGAACTTCATACTATTAGTATGGTTAGGATTGTTCTTGTTCCTAGTAAGGGCGATATACGCCAAAGATACTTTGTACATTGTATCTAATGCGATTGGATTTGCCTTGAATACCTTGTTGTTAAGTTTGATTGCATTTAATTAAAAAAGACTTGACTTGTTATGAAAACAATGGTATGATCTATATAGAAAGTGAGGAGTGATTCTTATGAATTATATTGAAGTCAACGGTGGTAAGAAGTTTCAAAGAGATATTGCTGAAACTGTTGTTCTACAAATGATTGAAACTCTTATGCCTCGTATGAGGACTTTAGAGATTACAGTCAACATCAAGAAACTAACTGGTGATGCAGTTGGTTGGTGTATGCAAGAAGATACCAATCGTGAGTTTACTATTGATGTTGCAAACAACCTTTCACTAAAAGATTTCATTACGACTGTTTGCCATGAGATGGTTCATGTAAAACAGTACGCCCGTAATGAGATGGACTGTTATGGTAAGAAGTGGAAAAAGAAAACAATTCCAGAAAAGACTAATTACTATGACTTGCCTTGGGAAAAGGAAGCATATAGGATGCAAGACAAACTTGCTCAGTTAGTTTGGGATGCAGATATATTATAATGGAGAAAAATATGAAAGAAGTTTATTTAGAAGTTACTTATCCAGATGGGGAAGTTGAATATTGGTTAGATGATGAAAATGTAATTTCAGAACTTGAAAGATTGCAGAAAATACACAATGGAAAAGTAGAAGTAAAAAAGGTTGTTAATGATTAATCAAGAAATAAGAAACAGAATTAAATTGTCAGTCGCTGCATATGCATATGAAATGGAAGATGATTCGATTATGAGTGATGCAGACTTTGATAGTCTTTGCAGAGAAATAAATGTGAGTGAATCCACAGGCAATGAAAAGATGGATAATTTCTTTAAGACAGAGTTTAATCCTTCTACTGGTCAATGGATACACAAACATCCAGAGTTGGATAAGATAAAAATAATTTATCACAAATATTATAAAACTTCTTGACAAAGTGTTGACTACTTGTTATAATAACTATGTAGAGTCAGAAAAGAGAGGAAATATATTATGAAACAAGTTGCTGTTATTCACGCTGCTTTTGAAGATACACCAAGAACCGTTGCGTTTGTTGAAGTTGGTGAACGCACTGGTAATGATGCTCTAGAGTATGCGTATCGTTGGACACAGAATATCTTTGATAGTTGGTCATTGAAGATGCCAGAAGATGGTAATGATGATGTAACTGTTATGGGTGAGATTATTAATGGAATGGGCATTCGTTCTACTTCTGTTGGTGATCAGATTTTGATGGGAACTAAGAAGTATAAAGTTGCGTTTGCTGGTTTTGAGGAGATTGTATAATGAGTAACCTAGTGAATGAACAAGTCAAAGATTCTATTCTTGATGAGGTAGAATCAATGACAATTGCTCAGTTTCAGAATGCAGTGGATAGGGCTGGAATTTCTGGAAATACTATCATTGATGAGATGGTAGAGAATTTAGTGGAAACCCTTTTTGAACAGAGGAGTATATAATGGGTAAAGTGAAAGATATGTTAATGGATGTAGAAGATTTTGTTTATGACTTCTATGATAACGATGGAAACCTTTTGAAGTCTGAGGCATTTATTATTGATGCCGCAATTCAGAAGTTTGGCGTATCATTTGGTGAGTATGCAGAAGAAGTTCTGGAAGGCCCAAGTGATAATGAACCACATTGGGATTGGAATAAATCTGTCTCACAAAATCTTGTTGGATACGAGATTGATGACAAGATTCCTTTTTAGTGTGGTTGTTGTGATAACATTGAGTGGTTGTAGCGCAATAGAGACTTCCACTCAAATTTATCAAATGTGTAAGTATCAAGATAAATGCCCAAGTGAAGTTATAGGAGATTGGTTAAATGGTAAGTAAATTTGTTATTGGAACATTCGGTGTGCTAGGACTTGCAAGTTGTAATTATGCAGTTGCAGACGCTCCTTGTGACTATGTGAAAGATGTACAGACTAACTGGACACAGCAAATTGAAAAGACTTCAAATATCGACAGGAAGGTTTTTCCATATGTTGAGGACACTCGTAAGTGTGTAATGACTATGGATGTAACGATTAGTGGACAGACCTACCCCGCTGAGGGTTCTTATGTGTTTGGGCCTGATATGACTGAGAACGATGCTTGTGATAACGCCACAGTCAACGCTAAGAAGTCTATTATTTCTGAAGTATCACCAGAGATATTGAGTGCAAAAACAGAATTGAATTGTTCAACTAAACCGCAAGAAAATGTGCAAATCGTTGAATCTTTGCCGCAAGAAAGTGTAATACAAGAGGGTGTTCCAATTATAACTGAAAAAGTTATTGACACAAGGGTATCTAATGAGGTATTATATATTCCACAGAGTAAAAGAGTTACTATTGGCAGTGTGACGATTGGGTTCGACCCTCACGCTCATAAGAGAGGTAAGTGTTATGCTAATTGGAATACTGGTGGAACGGACTGTTACTAATGGTTAAGTTTTTAATTGGACTTGTGTGTGGTATTGTTATGATAACATACTATCCACAGATAGGGTCAGTATTGAGTGATGTATTCATTGATACTGGCATTCGTGATGACTTAGTGAACTTACTAGAAGGGGTTTAGATAATGAAGAAAGTCATATTACTTGGAGCGGTTGCAATGCTTGGTGCTTGTAGTTCCAATAAAGTAGTGGAGACAGCAATGACTGTACCACCAACATCTGTCGTAGATGCAGAAACATACGTCTACAAATCAAAGGTAGTAAATGAACAAATCGAGATTATTCCAGATTGGTTCAAGAAGATGCCAGAGAATGAAAATGCAATCTATTCTACAGGAACAGCAGCAACTACAGATTTACAGTTGTCTATTGATCTTGCAGTATTGAATGCAAAGACTACACTCGCTGATAGAATCAATGGTCGTGTTCGTTCTCAAACCAAGTCTTTCGTTGCAAAGATTGGTAATGAAGAAACTGCATCAGTGATGTCAGAAGTAGAGAAGGCAACAAAGAACATCATTGCAGATGTGGATGTTGCTGGATACAAAGTGTCGGAAACAGAGATTGTTTCTAATGGCCCAAAGTATCGTGCATATGTACTCTTGGAATATTCCGATAAGGAAGCAAACAAGATTATTATGAACCGACTCCGTAAGGATAGGATGCTACTGTCAAAGATTCGTTCTACGAAAGCATTTACAGAACTTGATGAAACTGTAAATGAACAGAATGAGAATGATGCTATCGAATCAGAAACTAACTTGGAGATACTATCACAATGATGAAAGAGTTGTTGCTTTCATTTCTCTCTATCTCTGACCCATCCTTTGCCTCTGATACTACACAGGGGCAAATGGATGAGTTCACTAGGGTTGAATCTTATTGTCTTGCAGAGAATGTTTATCATGAGGCACGAAATCAACCTCTTGCTGGTCAGATGGCAGTTATCTCTGTAACAATAAATCGAACAAATGATAGTCGGTTTCCTAATACAATTTGTGGTGTAGTGAAACAAGGCCCATCTCGTCCAAGTTGGAAAGGAACTGGTGAGATGATTCCAGTTCGCCATCGTTGCCAGTTCAGTTGGTATTGTGATGGTAAATCGGATGAAATAAGTAATAAAGAAGCCTTTGAAGATATTCTTCTATTGACAGATAGTGTTGTTTCTGGTAGTATAAAGGTACTAGATATTACAGAGGGTGCAACACACTATCACGCAGACTATGTAATGCCCGATTGGGCAAAGACTAAAACTAAAACGATAGAGATTGAAGATCATATCTTTTATCGGTGGGAGAAACCATAATGAATATTTTCTATCTAAATTACAATCCAAAAACTTGTGCCCAAATGCACAATGACAGTCATTGCAGTAAGATGATTATTGAGTATGCTCAATTGATGTCTACTGCACATCGTGTATTGGATGGTGAATCTTATTATGGCAAAACTGCAAATGGACGCAAGATACAAAGGTGGTTACATCCCGATCCTGTTATGGAAACAACTCTATACAAGGCATCTCATGTAAAACATCCTAGTGGTATCTGGACACGCAAATCAAAACAGAATTATATGTGGTTGTACAATATGTGGACAGAACTGAATACAGAGTTTATGTATCGTTACAATAAGAATGTGCCACATGAGAGTTTTCGTAAACTAGAAAAGGTTCTTGCAGAAACGCCTACACAAATGTATGACAGCGGTTTCTGTGAACCATTTCCAGCAATGCCTGATGATGTGAAATACGAATCTTCTATTCGTTCTTATCAAGAATACTATATAAAGTATAAGCAACATCTTGCAAAGTGGACTAAAAGAGGAGCGCCGTATTGGTATGGACAATCTGAATTACGAGCTGCCTGAACTTAGGGCAAAGGTTGCAAGTTTAACAGCAGAAAATGAAGCACTGCGACATGACTTGAAAGAAATGACAAGTGCATATTACAGTCTACTAAATAGAATCAAAGAACTAACTGAGAATATAGATAATGCCTAATTATGATTTTATAAACAATGAAACAGGTGATGAAGAAACTCATTATATGAGTTGGAAAGAACTCGACAAGTTCAAAGAAGAAAATCCACACCTAACCAGAAAAATTACTGCACCAGCAATTGTTGGTGGACTTGGTAGTGGCGGCGTTAAAGCTGGTGGTGGATTAGATGAAGTCTTTGCAAAAACAGCAGAGGCATATCCAGATAGTCCACTTGCAAGTAGGTATGGAAAGAAAACTATAAAACAGGTTAAGAC